GTTACTGGTGTGTATGGATAAGCAGCCGGCGGTGTTTCGCCCGAAGTTCCAATTTTTTCCAATTGAACTGCATAGTTTGTTTGTAATTTACCAGTACCTTGAGTTCTGATAACAATGTTTTCGTTGGTTATTGATCCTCTGCTAGAAATTTCATTTCTATCTACGCCGCCGCCTAATTCTAAATCACCAACTTCAAGCCTGTTATTATAAAATTGACCTGCTAGTTTATTATCAACAATTATGGATACAGCACTTTCTCCGAGCGTATTAAAAGGAGTATTTGCTGTGAGATAGGCTATGGATCCTGCAAGTGGATCTGATTGGTCCTTGTCTGTAACAATTACTCTTGTATCCTGTTCAATGATTTGGAAAGTAGGATTATCTCTAATTGAATCGTCTACGTATTTTTTGTTTGGTATGTCGTCATCGTCAGTAACTTGATCCTCATAATTATTTGTACCAGTTACCGTAACCACAGCATTTGCATTAAATGGTGTTCCGGGTGGCTGGCTAGGATCATCAAACCCTAATAGGTGTAAATCTTGTCCTGACGAACTTGTAATTTTGTTTACTCTTAAAGCAGTATTGGCATAGTTAAAACTGCCAGTGGTTGCCGTTCCTATCGCAAGGTTAAATGTATCATCGTTCTCGTCCCAGAAAAGAGATGCAGCAGTTTCTGATCCTCTATCTATCTGTACACCAGCATAGCGTAGAGTAACTCCTGCACCCGTTTCTCCAAAATTTAAACGAATAACATTATCTCTAATGTTCAGGTTCTCTGCTTCAACGGTAAGTGTTTCACCCTCGACAATTAAGTCGGAAGTTATGATTACCTGTCCGTTAGCAGTAGGTGGACCAACATCAAGTTTAATGATGCCGCCCACTGCTGACTTAATCGTGTAATCGCCGTTAGTTTGAAGAACCTGAGACATATGTTATACCTTAGTTAACCGTTGCGTCAGTCGCTTGTGCTAATACAAGTACGTTAGCCAAAGTACTATCATTACCTGAAGTGTAATTGATGTACCACTTGTAACGGTTTCCGCTAAAATCAACAGCATAGAATTTTGTAAATCTTTCGATGTTGATTGGTGAACCGTCACCAGCGTCGCCGCTTAGGAATCCTTGCACTACCATTTCACCTGCGGCTAATGCACCGGCTGCTTTGTTAACCAGTTTACATTTTCCTACATGTGCTTGAGTAGCAGAAGTTCTTACTAGATAGCTCTTGCTTCCTGTTTGTTTAACAACAAACGGATATTCGCTTGTTGCTGGATCAAACTGAACTTCAGTATATGTAGTTCCTGCATTAGAAACTCTTGCTGCGTGAACAGGAAAGTTATATCCAAGTTTCTTTTCAGAATACTTAGAAGTATCTGTTAGTGCATTACCTGCTTGATCCTTACCATCCACGGTTGGGTTTTGTGCGCTCTGCGCTGTGGCAGCCTTTACGCTACCGAAGTATCTTTTGTTAATTGGGCGTCCCATTTGTTTTCTCCTTATGTTGACGTTCTAGGTCTACGCGGTTGGTTTCCGCATAAGTCCGCCTCGCGGCTCGCTTATTTTGACATATATATTTATCCTTTGCTAAGGATTGACATTAACTCTACTTTACTAATAGTATTCATTAGTGCATTAATTTTGTCTATTTCTGCCTGGGCCTTTTCGATGCAGTGATTGCTTTTAGTTTGTCGATAGCGTATTAGATGTTCCATATAGTTTTTCATGTGAACTTCTATTGATGATTGTATGCGCCTAACATCATGACTGAACATAGGAAAACGCTTACGCCATTTATCAAGTTGCGTTCTTAACTTATCAAAATCTTTATGGCTAGTGATGTCTTCCATACTAGTATTTAACATTCTTTTTAGTAGATTGTCAAGCCATAAAAAAAGGGCGACATAAATGCCGCCCTTCTAATACACAATAAAGTGTTATTGCTTATGCAAAACGTAGGTTCGCTGATGTTACAGCAACTTTACCTAAGTAGTCTGCCGCATTACCAAGAGATGATGCAGTGTTTGTTAACTCTACATAACCATATCTTGTCATGAACGAAACTACTGGTTCAAAAGTTGCAGGATCAAGAACAACACCGCTTGACATCAATGGGATGTATGGGCAGTAGAACGCTGCTGCGTCTGATTCTGAAGAACCTTTGTAACCAACGATAACATCATCGCTAGTAGCATAACCGTTAACATATACTTTCATAGCACTATTTAAAGTTCCTACAAACTTAGTGTTTGTTGGTGCTTCAAAAGTACCTTCAGTAGTACGTGCAAACGCTGAAGTAGTTGCAGACTGAAGTAGTGTTAACACCGTTGGTGAAACAACTGCCCAGTTACCTGCACCACGACGTGTACGTTGTGCAATCAAGTTAGCAACACGGTTGATTTGAACTGCTAATGCAGCATGTTCATCACCAACGAATGTAGCAGTACCTGATACCGCTGCTTGGTCGTATGTTAGTGCGGCTGTGCCAGCCAATGTTGAAAGTGATCCAATAACTTCCTGATCAATCTCAGCAGTAATCTCTTGTGCAAGAGCTGCCATGATTTCTGCTTCAACGTCAATGCCCTGTTGAGCTTGTGCGTCTTGTGCAGATTCGAAAGTCCATCTAGCACTTAGTTTTCTAGATTTGGCTTCAACGGTTTGTTTCAAGATTTGGATGCTTAGTCTGTTTCCTGCTTCACCTTCTAGTGATGCTGTAGATCCAGGCTTAGTTCCAGTTGCAGTATCGTTACCTGAGTAACCTTCTGCAATCTTGAATGGTGATAGTGCTTCTTCACCAGCAGTAACCGTAGTTCCTGCAGATGGTGCAAAAGCGTCAGCATAACGCACACGCAATGTGTGAATTTGGCCGACTGGTCCAGTCATTGGTTGAACACCAACAAGCTCGTTAGCGATAACCGTTGGCATTACACGTCTAATTACTGGTAGGATGACGCGATTTAGTGTTGCGACGTTACCGGCCGATGTAGCACCTGCTGTAGCAGACTCTGACAAATACTTACGGGTATTTTCGAGAGTTGTTGCCATAACAGAACGCTTGTTACCTTGAAGACCTTCTAAAAGGGCATCTTTGGTTTCGGACCAGCGTGACTCTAATAGTTGTGACATTTGTTTTTCTCCTTAAACTTTTAGTCCCGCAAGCCTGCGGATGTCAAAAATCTCAGCAGTTTTATTCTCGTTACCGCTGATTGTTGCCTGTGTATTTTTATCGCCTGTAATTTCTTTGCCTTCAGTCAACGCTTTCTTCGCTGGTACGTTTCCTTCCATCACGGCTGGAATGTACTTGTCAAAGGCTGCGTGTAATTTGTTTGTCTGCACAGATTCTAAAAGTTCGCTCATTACTTCGCGCTTGTCTCTAGAAAGAGGTGATAGCAATTCTGCCATTACTTCTTTTCTTTGAGATGCATCTTGGATCTTTGCGATTTCAGCATCTTTGCTTTCAACTAGTTTCTTTGCATCAGCCGCTTTTGCGTTGGCTTCAGCAATTGCTTCTTCTTTCATCTTTACAACTTTTAGAAGTTTAGCAGTTTCCGATTTCTCGTTAAGATGGCTAGTTGCGTACTCACTTGCAAAACTTTCAAAAATTCTGCGACCAAAATCATTCTGTCTTGCTGCTTCGATATCCTCTTTCAATTGTTTCATCTCAGATTTAATACCTTTCGATACGGTTCCTTCGATGATTTTTGCTGATTTAGAAATAAAGTCTTTCTTAACAGATTCAAACTTAGCCTTGCTATCTCTAACAAGTTTAACTTTGGTTTCTGCTAGGTCTTTCTTATCAGAATGGAATTCTGCGATTTCTTTCGCCAGTGCATCCACAATAAAAGATTCAAGTTTAGCGACATTACCAGCAACTGCTTTACGGTCTTCACGAAGTTCTGCAAGTTCTTTCTTAAGATTATTAAGAACGAATGCTTCCATAGCCTTAGAATCTGATTTCATCTTCTTAGCATATTTGGCTCTTGCTTCGATAAGTCCTTGGCGGTCTTCAGCAAATTCAGAAAGCTCTGCTTGAATTCTATCTGCAAGCATATTTTCTACTGCTTCAACCATTGCGGCTTTATCGTGTTCATACTTCGTAGCAAACTCTTCACGCAATTGTGTGTTGATTTGATCACGGTTTTCTTGAACGGTTTTTTCCCAAGCGGTTTCAATCTCCGACTTGACTTCTTCGGAAATCACATTGTTTTCAAATAATTGTTTTACAAAATCTAGCATTGTGATTCTCCTACGATTTATTTAAACCTGAAATGATTTTTTTCAAGCTCTCTGCTATATAACGCTGTGCCTGTGGATCGCCTTTAACTTCTTGTGCTACTCTAAATGCCTCGTAACCACCTGTGTTGTTTAACAAGTGTTCATAAACTGGTGTTGGATAGGCGCCTGGTGCACTTGGTTGTGCCACAACATCAACGGTAATGATTTCAAAACCATTGACGTTACCACCGCCGTCGACTTCGCCTGATCCGCGACTAGAAACTCCTAGTTTTACTCCCGACTCCAACATAGTGCCAACTAATTGACCCATTGGAGTTGGAAGCATTTTAAGTTTTCCGTAGCCGTTAGGACCGTCCATCCACATTTTTGTAATCATGTGGCTAACACGGTCGAGGTTTATACGTAAATCTTGAGGATGATCAACTTCACCGAGCACTGAATACCCCCCAGAAATCTGTTCGTTGAGCGTCTTGACAGCCCTATCAATTTCCTTAGAAGAATAAATGCGCTGGTTAGCGTTACGAATGTCACCCTGAATACAGATGCCACTCAAGTGTAACGTTTTACCATTCTCGCCTTCATCACGCTCTACGACGATTTTAGCCTGATCGAAGCTCAGATGTTCTGCTAGTGTAGTTTTCAACCTTAGTCTCCTCTGTTATCTACGACCACGGAAAATTGATTGCTTGTTATCTGCCGATTCTTTGCTACCTGCTTTTTCAGCACCGTGTCCTTTTGTGCTGTCCATTTTAGTTGCATTCTTTGAACCTGGCGTGTTAACATTGCCCGCATTCTCTTCTTTAGGTGTAATGTCTGCTAGTCCACCATCATTCTTTTCTGATGCTTCGCCGCCTTTAGCGATGTTAGCAGTAGTTCCACCCATATCATTTTTCATGTTGTCAACAACTGACTTTTTGTTGTCAGCACCTTCTCCAGCACCTTTTTTCTCAGCACCGTGTCCGCCTGCTACTTTTTCAACATACTCGCGCATTGTTGCTAGTTCAGCGTCGCCTTCTGGGTCTGCAGATGCTTCAGGAGCAAAAGTTTCTTCTTTTTCTGCATCCATGTCCATCTCATCGCCTTCTTCGCCGTCATCGCCTTTGATGTCATCAAATTTTGCTTGAAGTTCGTCAACGATTGAATCTAGATCCTGGAATAACTCTTCTGGCTCTTTGTCGCCTTCCATGTCATCACCTGTAACGTCTGCTTCTAGGTCGTCTGTAGCGTCTCCGCCCATAGCGTCCATTTCGTCTTCGTCTTCATCGTCTGCTTCTACAGCAACTTCTTCAAACTCTTCGTCAACTTTATCTTCTGAATCGTCTTCTTCTGATGCTTCGTCAACTTTATCTTCTTCTTTGTCCTCGTCTTTAGATGCTTCATCAACTTCTTTGTCTTCTGCATCGTCATCTTTAGACGCTTCGTCGACTTCCTCATCCTTTACTTCTTCTTCGATAAGGTCTTCGTAAATTTCTCTTGATTTTGCTACCACGTATTCGTGGAATAATTCTTCTGCTTTCGCAGTGTCATCGTTTACCAAATGCTCAAGCATTTGTTCTAATGTAGTTTTATCTGCCATTGTATTCTCCTTTAAAATTGGTGTAAGGCTGTTTCGTAATGTATTTACACTTTGCTTATAAAATCAGGGTAAAAAGGGTGTTTTTTGATTCGTTTGTCATTGATATATAGTTCCCCTGAAGGTTTTTTCAAAATCTTCATAAGAAACGTGTTTAAGGTTGGAATATTGCGGTCCTAACTTATCTGGTATAAATGCACCCGTATCTATGACCCTATAGAACTGTGTGTGAGTAAATTCTTTGATTACTTTTTCTGTTTGGCTTAACCAGTTACCAAAAAATGTTGCACTATCTGTGCTTTTTTTGTAATTATGAGTGTCTGCATATACATTATTGAACTTTCCGCCCTGTCCTTGATAGTCAAATCCGTGTATGTATATCTGTTTGTGTCCGTTTGTTGCGGCAAACCATAATGCTGTTGGACCGCTTGACCATCCCTTGTGAGGATTAAGCATGTTTACTTGTGTTTTATCCTTGATGCCCTTGTTAGGATTTGTCCATACCGTGCCTTTTTGACTGTAACCCGATTCGATCAATTCATTCACCATCTTGACATCAACAGCAATTAAATGATGAGGATCAAATTCTCTGTATTGGGCATTGCATCCGTATACTGTTCCTATGTCCAATAGACTTTCACAGTTCAGGCGTAAACGACTCTTGCCGTTACCAAGCACAAATGCTATATCTCGATTGAGTGATTTATTTTTATTCTTCTTGCTCAACTGGCGTTCCATACATTTGACTTATGAAACCCTGCTCAGACTGTCTTTCTGCTTCGTGGGCTTCTGCTTGTAGGCGCAGTTGATTGATCTGTCTTAAAGTGAGTTTGATTTTTCTAGTGTCGTCAAGTTCCACGACAGATGAATCCTTACTGTTATCGTATCTGCGATCTACAGCAAAATCATTGGTGTCATCGTTAAAATATAAAAATTCTTTAAGAAGCATACTTGTATTTATTACTGTGCAGGAGTTTCTGCGCCAGCATCTCCCTCTGGTTGTTCTGCTGGTGCTTCCTCGGGTGCTTCTGCATTCTGCATTTCTGCATCGCCTGCAATTCCACCAGGAGTAATTCCAGCACTTCTCAACTCTGCTGATGCATCCTGATCCGTAACGGTTAAGTTTTGACCGTTTTCTTCACGCCATAATTTTTCGTTTTCTTTTATTTCTTCTTCCGTTAATCCTAGGTAACGTTTTAGTGCAAAGCGTTTTGATAGGTGTGGAACCTGTTGCAGTGTTCCAAATATGTTTGCTCTTGTTGTATCTAACTCTGCTTGTCTATATGCTGCAAAGTTTTGTGGTGGATTAAATTTAAGTTCAAATAGACTCGGATCAATATTATAACCATTCGAATCAAGCCATAATTTAAACTCGTGATCAAATGCTTCTACCAAGTTACTCTGTAGTCTTTCACAGTATTTGTTGAATCTTAGTTCCTGAATGTATGCAGTTCCTACCTTACCGTCACTAACTGTGTTAGCCTGCTCATCAATTGATGTTGGCAAATAAGATGAAGGAATTCTCAATGCACGGAATAATTTATTAGTAAAGTATTTTAAATCTGTAATCTCACCTAGGTTTGTTCCGCCTGGTAGTGTTTCAACTTTAGAACCTCTTCCTTCTGCTGTTTGCGGAAAGAAATAGTCTTCGTTAGTTGATAATGGATTATAACTTGCATCAATAATGCTGTTACCGCCACCCGTTGAACTAGGAATACGTCTTTGTTGTATTTCATTCTTAACTTTTTCAACAAAGCTCATTGCCATGTGTGCAGGCATGTTACCCACATCAACATAAAAAATTCTTCTTTCTGGAGCACGTTGAATTCTGTAAATGATGATTGCATCTTCCAGTAATTCTTTTTGCTTGTAAACCTTAAACACACTTTCTAATAATGAATTACCAAAAGGATAATTTTGATCCAATCCTTCCGATAATGAAATATGCATGATGTGTTCTGCATTTACCGTTACTTCATTTTGTGCATTATGGAATCTTGTGCCTAGCGTCTGTGCTGCATCGCCTACCATTCCTCTACCAAAACTTCCACCGCTGGTATATGAACTGGTTCCACTCGGTGAAGTATTTGTAGTTCCGTGCGGTGTAGTTGCTACTAAATTTTTAAAATTAAAATTAATATCCTTTACAACATACTGCTCGGGAAGTTTTCCTTCGGATTCGTTAACAATAATTTTGGAAACTTTTGCTTGATCAATGTATAATAATTTCTTAGTTTCCGGATCACGCATGAAAAAACAATCGCCATACTTAAATGCATTCCTTACTATTCTAAAAATTCTGTTTTCAAACTGTTGTGTCTTGCTCCACTTTTGCAGTGCTTCTTTTAATAATTTTGTTTCTGTTCCTGTTGGACTCGTTCTAAAGAAGCAATGGAAAGGCGTTGCGTTTTCTTTGTCTTTGCCTGTGCAAAATTCTGCTAGGATATCCAATGCTGCATTGACTTCTGAATCCATGTCCATTGTGTCATACTGCATGTATTTTTCAATACGGTTTGGACTGCCTGCATATACGTCAGGAAGATATGATGAATAGTTAGATCGTGCCGGACCAGGACGTCCACCTCCACTAATTGGGCTGTATGATCCTGATTGATTTTCGGTATTAACCGGTGTAAAGTATTTTTTCCAACTCATATCTTATCTTTTATTATATCCTATCTTTTATTATACAGTAAATGCATCATTTGTCAACCCCGAAGTTACGCCAATATGTTTTTGGGACAATGCATTGCTCATTCTTGTTAATCCTACTAATTCTTCTATGTTGTTATTTAACGCAATCATGACTTCTTCTGGGCTTTTCTTGACTGCTGTAGCACCACTAGCATCTGATGTTTTTTGTTCTTCTGCTTTCTTTTTGGCTTCTTCTTGTTTTTTCTTTTCTTCCAATACTTTCTTATCTGCTTCTTCTTTTTGCTGTTCTAGTGATTTTTGTGCATTGGTTGCAGTTGTAGAAGTCGAACTTGATGCTCCTGCTTCTGCTTCAGTTGCAAGGTTACTTGTTGCATCTGCTGGGACTCCTGCTGCTTCTGCCGCTGCTTCTGCCGCAGCCTTTTCTTGTGCTTTTAATTCTTCTGTTCTTTGTTGAACCAGTGCAAGGTCCTGTCGCATCTGTTCAATTTTGGCTTGTGAATCTTCAACGCCGCTGGCTTCACTTCCCCAGTATTCGTTTTCTCCTGCTTTGCTTCGATCAATTCGAGCCTGTTCTTCAGCAATTTGTGCTTCAAGATCTTTTACAGTGTCTTCACCGGCAATAACACTTCCGATTTGTTCGCCAATCATCTCGCCGCCCTTGCTACCAGCCCAGTAACCGATGGCGCCACCAATAAGTCCTCCGATTGCTGTTCCGACTATAGGAACAACTGATCCAATTGCTGCGCCGGCTGCTGCACCTGCAAGTGCGCCACCACCACCACCAACTGCACTGCCAATGGCTTCTGATTTTTCTACAGTTGCTTCATTGGCGGTAATTTCTCCCGCTTCCATTCGATCGTTAGCAGCAGAATATCCTTGATATCCTTCGAATGCACTCAGTGCCACCGCAACTGGTGCAAATCTTCTCAATACACTCTTGCCGGCATTTCCTGCTGCCTGTAGTTTGCCGCCTGCTGCTGCCTTGCCAGCCGCGCCCGGTCTTCTATTTCCCATCATGCCAGCGCCTGCACTCAGTGATAATGCTTTTAATGCTGCTGACGCTAGTAGTGCCGCAGTGTTAAGTGCTAAAACAGTTCCTGCTACCAGTTCAAAATTTTCTGCCGCTAGGTTAACTGCCTTGGGTAGATATTCGATTGCTAGATCCGCTGCCTTGTTAAACACCGCTTCTAATTTTTCTAAATTAACAGATGCAAGTGCTTCAGTCATCTGTATTGCTTTATCATTGATGTTCTGTTTAAACTCTTGAACAGTGGCAGGGTCGATGAGATCCTTCGGCGGAGTTTCTGCAATAGTTTTTAATTTTGCCTCATTTTCTGCTATTACTTCTGCAAGGGTTTTTGTTCTTGCTGCTGCATCAAAAACTCCCGTGATAAAATCATTTGCTGCAGGATCAAACTGACCAAGTGTTTGTGCTAGTGGACTTTTCGATAATGCTTCGGCTTCTTTCTGGTATGTTGCATTAAATTGAGTTGCTTGATCCATGGACAGCGTTCCAGTCTGCTTCATGGATTGATGCAACGATTGGGCACTCTGTCCTGACTCTTTTAGGAATGCTAATGCTTGAATACCTGCATCAGTTGTTGCCGTTCCCGTTGCTAAAATTTCTTTCAAACCTGCCTGATGCTGAGCAGGAATACTCTTCATAAGAGCTTCCATGTTCTTCTGGCCGTCTGCATCAAGTCTAGACATCATGATACGATATTGTGCATCTGCTTGTCTAGCGTCTTCTTCTGCCTGTAGCGACTCCTTGCTCTTACCAGTTAACTTGCTAACCGCATCCAAGTTCTTTAGGTATTCGTGTGTGCCTGATATTAATTGTGCATCGGACATTCCCTGTAGTCGACCATTTTTAGCCAACATCTTGGAATAGTCTGCAAATCCTTCGTTAATGTCTGCTGTGCTAAATCCTAATCTAGCAAGGTCCGCAGCCAGTGGTGTATTTCTTATGTCCTTGCCCAGTTTGGCAAGACGCTTGGCACCCTCATCAGTGCTTCCACCCAAGAACATCAATGCTTCGGAATTATTCTTTATAATTCCTGTAAATTCACTTAGTGATAAACCTGCGCCTGCTGACGATTTAAGAAGGTCACGCATGTTACCACCAAAGTTGGCACCTGCGGATGCAGCATCCAAAAATGCTTGGTGTGCTTGATCAACTGCTCCTGCAACTGGACCAAATACGCCCTTGATGACTTCTCCAACTCCCATAGGAATGTTGCCAAGTGCTCCAACAGCACTGCTAAGTGAGCCGTCCATTCCTCTAACGGCATCTGCCGCGCCACTTACTTTATTAATAAGGTTTACGATAGATGCCGATGCTTTCCTAGCGTTATCTCTAAAATCGCTTATTGATTTTACGGCGTTATCGTATGCTTTTGTATTATCTTCTACCGAGGAGGTATTTTCTTCCTGTGCTTTATATGCTCTTAGAGTGGATTGAGTAAACTTTTTGCCGTTTGCTGCCGCTGTTTTGGTCTTTTTGGCAAGATCTCCTAGTGCTGCTTCTAGTTCTTCCTGGCTCTTGAAATCCTTTGCAGACTTGGCTGCAACTATATTCATTGCTGATAATAGTTGTTTTAATGTTGCTTCGGTCGCAGCATTATTGAGAACAATGTCTTCTTGTCCAAATTGTCCTGTTACGTCAGCCATTAATTAGTTTCTCCAGAAATATACGCATATAAATACTATTAGCCAATAAGCATTAATATATTATTTATCGGAGATAAAAATGGACGAAAACATGGAACTACCAAAGGTAGACATAACAACAAATACTGCTCCTAGCGTGGAACCCGCTAGTGCTAAAAGCAGTCCGTTGTCTGCTTATTACAGACAACCTAAAATTTATATGGGCCTGCCAAGCGGCGGAGCATTTTACCCGCAAGGCGCCTTGGACACAAGCGAGGACGGAAAATATGCTGTATACTCAATGACAGCAAAAGATGAACTAATGTTCAAAACACCTGATGCACTACTAAGTGGTCAATCCACTGTGGCAGTGATTAACAGTTGTATTCCGTCAATTAAGGATCCTTGGCAAATGCCAACCATCGACCTTGATGCTGTGTTGGTTGCTATTAGAATTGCAACCTATGGTGAGGAGATGGATATTGATACTAACTGTCCTGCCTGCAAGGAAGAACAGCGTTATGGTTTCAAACTTACAAACTATCTAGAAGAATTGGCACAATTCAATTATAATAAAGTAATGACCGTAGGTGAACTTACATTCCACATTCGTCCATACACCTACAAGGAATTTACAAAAAAGACGTTGGCTAGAATTGAACAAGAAAAAATCTTTAATATTGTAAATGATAAAGATATGTCCGATGAAGAAAAGGTTGATAGATTTGGTGTTAGTTTTGTTAGACTAACCGAACTAACTGTTGAAAATATTGCAGATGTTGTAAAACAGATTGACACACCAAATGGTTCAGAAACAGATGCTGCACAAATAAAAGATTTTATTCTTAATTCCAATAAGGATATCTTTGAAGCACTGTCTCAGGGACTTAATGCTATGAAAGCACAACTTGATCTTAAAGTTAAAAATTCAAAATGCGATAAATGCGAACACATATTTGACATTAATGTCACTATGGATCAAGCGGATTTTTTCGGAGCAAGGTCTTAAGATTATCCTTGCCGGAGATCTTGCTGGAAGTAAAGAAACTAGATACAGAGGCTAGGGCAATCAAAAAAGAAGTCCTCAAGATGTGTTGGTATATGAGGGGCCTTTCTTATAGTGA